TGAGCAGGATTATTAATGAGGTGAAAGGGGTTAATCGAGTATTTTATGATTTGACGAGTAAGCCACCTGGAACGATAGAGTTTGAATAACGGACATTTGAGCCACAAATCCTTATTTTGCTGGGATTGTGGCTCTTTTATTTTGCTCCGTGATGTTAATGTGATGTTAAGAATGATGTGCCATTACTTTTACTACTCAAAATGAGCATTATTCTGATGATGTGCAGCTTCCTGAAAAAGTGCAATCGAAAACAGTTGCAAATCGAAAGTGCAATCAAATATGGTTGCAGATAGAAAAAGAGCCGCCTCGGTCTGAGACGGCTTTACAAATTCAATTCTTGCGAAACTGGTTCAAGCGGTCTGCCAGCTTCTGATCTTTATCTGGATAAAGATGTGAGTAGGTGTCCAAAGTAGTCTTTATTGATTCGTGGCCGAGACGTTCTGCAATCTCTAATGGGGTAAACCCAAGCTCTATCAGCATACTTGCGTGAGAGTGCCGCAGGTCATGTACTCTGATCGGCTTCAGACCAATTCTTTCTGATACTCTTTTCATTTCTTTTTCCAGAGCTGTCTTCTGGAAGTAAAATATCCTGTCGCCATTTCCGATACCATATAGCTTGGAAATGTATTCTTGAATATCATCATATAAGAAATCCGGAATGGAAATACATCTTTTTGCCTTTGGTGTCTTAGGCTCCAGGAATAGCTCCTCACCTTTAATTTTTGCATAGTTCTTTTTGATGAAAGAATGTCTGCAGGTGTGAGTGCCAGAAGCTCTCCGGAACGCATACCGGTATAAAAGAGAATATCAAAAGCAAGCTTCATAGACGATTTGCTAATTGCATTTGAAAACCTCTCATATTCTTTCTGCGTCCAGATGTTCATTTCATCCGCTTTGCTCTTTCCCATACTGCCGGCCGCCCTGCATGGATTGACAGGCAGGCGGTAATGAGATACGGCATAATTCATTATTGCTGATAACTGGTTGTTCACAGTTTTTAAATATGTTTGGGAGAATGGCTTTCCATCATCATCCCGATAGGAGATAAGCTCATTCTGCCATTTTCTGACCTTTATTGTATCAATGTCACAAATCTTCTGTTTTCCAAAGTAGGGGAGCAGCTTCGTGTCGATAATAAACCGCTTATTCTCCATTGTCGTAGGCTTCAAGCGGTGTTCCATATCTTCAAGATAATTTGCAACGAGGGAAGAAAAGAGTATGTCGCTTGAACTGCTTTGCTGATCCAGAAAGGACCTCTCATAATCTTTTGCTTCCCTCTGTGTTTTGAACCCTCGTTTACAGATATGCTTCTTTTCTCCAGTCCAGTCGGTGTAATAGAAATTGGCATACCATAGTGTTTTACCACTTTTGAGAGTGTATTTGTATGCTGGCATTAGATGTCCTCGGATGAATTAACCACACGAGCCAATATCTGATAAATATATTCCGGCTGACGGGTTTCCAAAGGATACTGTTGATCGCCGAACTGGAAAGCAATGCCATTCTGATAAGGAGTTACAGCTGACAATGCCGAAATCTTCTTATCGAAAGCTCCTTTGTTTGCTGAAAATACAACTCTCTTATTCGTAATAGAAAGAACTCCCTGTGTACGCTCCTGCACGTCACCACGGATTGGAGCTGCTTTTCTCGCTCCAAGATGTACCGACATACCTTTTGCAATACGGACACTTGTACCACGACTTCCTCCGGAATATCCAACGACCACATTCTTTGTTTTAACAAAAGTAGCAGGTCCACAGTAATGACACACTTCTCCATTCGCAAGCATTACATTTGACGGCACAACTGGTAGCGGTGCACCTGCGGAAATCTGCATTGGCCTGTTACCCTGGATGCGTTCCCCATGAAGTGCGGCCAGCAGGTACCGGATACAGTCAACAAACCATCCGATACAAAACAATCCAAATGTGCATAGGTAAAGAATACCCATACCAATCTTCTTTTCTCTAAATTTATGAACCCCAAGCCATCCAAACAGGAGGCAGATAACAAAGTCGGTCCAAGCTGCAGTCCATACCATAATATTCCTCCAATCGTTCTGTTATTTTTTTTAAGCCCCTTTTCCTTCGGTACCACTCGAAGGAAATGATTTTTTTTCTTCGTCTGCGTATTTGCCATACTCACCAGCTGCAACTGCCGAGATACCCTCTACGCACAAAACACCTGCCTTTGCTATAAGATAGTTTTTGCATTGGTCATCGCACTTGTTAAATAATTGAAGGAGCGATTCTTCGTCCGATGACAGCCTTTTTCTTCTTGAAATGTCGAGAAGATAATCTGCTGATACATCTAATGCACCGGTGATTTTTATGAGATCCTCTATTGATGGCATTCTGTTGCCATATAGATAAGCATCCTTTTCATCTTTACTAAAACCAGTACTTTGCATGAAATCATCTTCAGTCATTCCTTGCTCAGAAATTAGTTCCCGAATTCTCATTTTGAAATCGAGAGCGAATTCAGATTCGTCTATCTGAAAGTTCGCATAATCAAGTCCTCCCTGCCTGTCAACACCGAGCAAGTAATCTAATGAAACATGGAAGTAGTCACATATCTGTTTTTTGATTTGATCGTTCGGTGTGCTTTTGCCACTTTCATATAATGAAACTGTAGATTTTACTATTCCGAACTTCTTGCCAAATTCTTCCTGTGTCATTTCTGCTGACAAGCGGAGGCTTTTAATCCTATCAGATAGATTTGCCATAATAATCGCCTCCGTGTAAGTTTAATAATTTCAAACTCATTATATAACACATCCTTTCTAAATTGAAGAAATAAAAACAAAGTTGCAGAAACTTCAACAAAATGCTTGACAACAAAATAAAGTTGAAGTAATATGAACATGAAAGTTGAAGAAACATAAACACATAAGGAGGTAAGACAATGGATCTGGCACTATTGAGAGCAGAGCGAATGAAACGCGGTATAACACAGGAGAAACTTGCAAAGTGCCTCGGCTTCAAAGACAAAAGCAGTTACTGCCTGATGGAAAAAGGGAAAACCTCTATTTCCGTAGATATAGCAAATCAAATCGCAATCCATCTCGGATTATCCAAAGAGATGACATATAAAATTTTTTTTGCAAAAGAAGTTCAAGAAACTTCAACTGATACCATTTTAACGCATGGAGGTGATGTAGAAAATGGCAAATGTGACAGCTAAGACAAGCTCCAACATCTTTTACAAAGCGGCAACACACAATGAGCAGTTGAGCAGTAGAGAAGGAGCTGCAGATTACATGTCAATTGACAGAGGGAGACTTTATCGAATAGAGAGTGGCATTGCAGTTCCTTATCCAGAGGAAATAAGACTGATGGCAGATTTATACAATGCTCCGGAATTGGAAAATTATTTTTGCAGAACAATGTGTCCGCTCGGATGCGAAATGCCAAAAGCGGAGCTGGCGAATTTGGACAGAATCACAGTCAGAACGCTTTCGGTTTTCCGGAAGATAGGGAAAACAAAAGAAATGCTTCTCGACATCACCGCAGATGGTGTGATTGATGAAAGTGAAAAGCCTGAGCTTGATGAGGTAGTAAAAAACTTAGAAGAGGTAGAGGAGATTGCACAAAGCATGAGGCTTTGGATTAAGAAGAATATGTAAGAAATAGGCTTGAATGGTTGGCAGTATCATTGGACAGAGCGAAAGCAAGGACAGTCTGGCGGTGCTATTGGCAGAGTAGAGCTTAATAATTTTTTTATTTACATTCTGCGGACATTTGACAGCAAGTGACAACAAATGTGTCCGTAATCCAATCCAATCCGAATCCAAATCCGAATCGGGAAACCAATACAATATTTGCTCGGAGCTTCAAGCAGCTCCAAGCCGCAGGAGGTGACATTTTGTATTTAGCGGGAAACTTAAAATTCCTTCGGGAACAGATAGGGAAGACACAACAGGAGTTGGCGAATCTCTTTGGAGTTGAACAAAAGACAATGTCTTCATGGGAATGCGGAAGTCGAACTCCGGGAATTGAAATAATTGTGGAATTAGCAAGATATCATGGAGTATCGCTTGACGATCTAGTGTTGAGAGATATGAAGCCTGCAATGCCGGTATATGTGCTTAATCTTATGTATTTGCGTAAAAAGCATGGTATGACACAACAGGACATATCTGAATTGCTAGGTTACAGAGGGAAACAAGGGTACAACGCAATTGAAACGGGAAAAGCAAAGCCGACAATAGACATCTTAGAAAAACTAGCAGATTTCTTTGGTGTAACTATGGACCAGATTGTTAAACAAGATTTATCGCAGGAGGTGAGCAAATGAACGCATTGGCGACAGCACCGGGTGTTATTGCTACACCTGGAAAGTATTATATCGGGGCAAAAGAAGTGATGGAATACCTTGATTGCAAAGAAAACAAGGCCTATGAGCTGATAAGGCAGCTTAGGGATGAACTGGTTAAGGCAGGAAAGCTGACACCGGCATATCCAATTGGCAAAGTTCCGAGAAAGTATTTTTTTGAGAGATGCATGATTGAAGAATAGGAGGTGCAAAATGGCATATTACAATGTTTGCCCACATTGCGGTTGCAATCTGGATCCAGGAGAGAAGTGTGATTGTGAAAGCATTAAGGCGAGAGAACAGGAGACGAGCAGGGCTTTCTACAGTCAGTTTTTAAGAGCGAATGATAGCAATG